AGACTTCAAAAAGAAAGCAACAACATCAGAAACTACAATTTTACAACAATACCTACAGCAATGGTGTAAATTACAGAAATTTGACACACGTATGTTTAGAATACTACGTAACACATTCAAATACGGAGATCAATTTTTTATAAGAGATCCAGAAACTAAAAAATTGTTTCATGTTGATTCAGCAAATGTAGCAAGAATTATTGTAAATGAATCAGAAGGTAAAAAACCACAACAATATGTTATAAAAGATTTTAATTTAAACTTTAAGGATATGGTAGCAACAACACCTTTCCAGACAAATGGTAACGTTACTGGAGGCGGTGACGGATACCTAACTGGTGGTGTAAGAGGAATGGTAGGACAAGCACCAAGGCAGAGCGGAAGTAGATTTCAAGAAGGAGAAACTGAAGTTGCTATTGATGCAGAAAATGTCTTGCATTTAAGTTTATCAGAAGGCTTAGACAACAACTTCCCATTTGGTAACAGTTTATTAGAAACTATATTTAAAGTATACAAACAAAAAGAATTATTAGAAGATGCAATTATCATCTATCGTGTGCAAAGAGCACCTGAGAGAAGAGTTTTCTACGTTGATGTGGGTAACATGCCATCGCACTTAGCGATGCAGTTTGTAGAACGTGTTAAGACGGAAATACACCAAAGACGTATCCCATCGTCAACAGGCGGAGGTACAAATGTTATAGACTCATCATACAATCCGTTGTCAATTAACGAAGATTACTTTTTCCCACAAACAGCAGAAGGAAGAGGATCAAAGGTTGAAACACTACCAGGAGGTACAAACTTAGGTGAGATTGACGACCTTAGATACTTTACTAACAAGTTAGTACGTGGTTTGCGTATTCCTTCAAGTTATCTACCTACTGGTGCAGACGATTCTGCCGCACAATATAATGACGGAAGAGTTGGAACAGCATATATTCAAGAATTAAGATTTAACACTTATTGTGAAAGATTGCAAGGACTATTGATTGAAGGTATGAATCAAGAGTTCAAAAGATATTTACTTGAGAAGGGCGTTAACATTGATACAGCAATGTTTGATATAAGATTCCAACCACCACAAAACTTTGCGGCATATAGACAAAGTGAAATTGATAATGCACGTATTCCAACATTTACACAAATGAGTGCAATACCATATATATCTAATCGCTTTGCAATGAAACGCTACTTAGGTCTTAGTGAAGAAGAACTTACAGAAAACGAAAGACTATGGCGTGAAGAGAACGATGAGAATATTACTCCACCACCAACAGACGCAGGTGGAGAACTTAGAGGCGCAGGAGTCAGCGGAGCAGGTATTGATGCAGACATGGCTGGTATGGAAGAAGAAGTACCAGGCGGCGAAGCACCAGTTGATGGAGGTGCAACTGATGCACCAGAAACTGCTACTGGTGGCGAAGGCGTTCCTCCTCAAGAAGGCGCAACTGACATAACGGTATAAATAACAGTATGATACTACGTGAAATATTTTATTTTGATAAAGAAACAATTGAGCCTGTAGAAGATAAAGGTTATTCACCTAAAGATGACCAATCTCCTGTAGACTTTGATTCATCACGTAAAACAAGACTCACACTTCGCCAGATAAATCGTGCAAGATTGGCCGCAGAAGTACATAAAGAAGAGCAAGTCAAAGACTTGCATTTTATAAGACAAATGTATGGCGTTGCGGCAAACGCAGAGGCCGGCGGAGTATGATAATTGAGCATAGCCTTTGTAATCGGTAACGGCATAAGTCGTAGACACATACCTTTAGAACCTCTTAGAAAATTTGGGACTATTTACGCTTGTAATGCAGTGTATAGAGATTTCAAACCAGACTATCTAATTGCTGTAGATACTAAAATGGTTAATGAAATAGTCCAATACAAATATCAAAATGAAGGGCAAGTTTGGACAAATTACAACAAATCCTACGAAAAATATAAAGGATTAAATTATTTTGAACCTAGTAAAGGATGGTCAAGTGGTCCTACAGCATTAGATTTTGCTAGTGAACATGGTCATCAAACCATATATATTTTAGGATTTGACTATCAAGGTATAGGACCAGAAAATAAACGTGTGAATAATTTGTATAGTGGCACCCCTAATTACAAACGTGAACACGATACATCAACTTATTATGGCAATTGGTTACGTCAAACTACTACTGTTTTACAGAAAAATTCAAAAAAGAGATATATAAGAGTAGTAGCAACGGATAAGTCTTTTATACCAGAGCCTTTAGAAAGTTTTGCGAATATATCGCATATTACAGTGGAAGATTTGGCAAAATCTTTCAACTTTTCGCTTAATCCGTAAAAATGGCCCGTTTTGGGCCTATATCTACGCACTTTTCTTAATAAATAGTAAATATTAACGACAGCCTTGCCGTAAGGCAAATTTTATTTTAACAGGAGACTAAAAATGGCAGATCAAAATAAATTCGAGGAAATGCTCGAAAAATTGGTCAACGAAGATCGTGCTGGAGCAGAAGAACTGTTTCATGAGATCGTAGTTGAAAAATCAAGAGAAATTTATGAAAATCTTTTAGAAAATGATCTAGAAGAAGATGACAAAGAAGTTGATGAGTCTAGCAAAGACGAAGAAACTAAAGAGTCAGAAGACGAAAAAGTCGAAGAAAAGGCAGACGAAGAAGTTGACGAAGCATCTGAAGATAAAGAAGTAGATGAAGCAACTGACGAAGATGTCAAAGAAACTTCAAAAGATGAAGAAGCAAAAGAAGGCTTTGACATGAATGAATTTGAAGTTGAGCCTATGCCTGAAGCAGATCCAGCAGATGATATGATGGGTGACTTAGAAATGGGTGACGGCGATGAAGAAGGTGAAGACGATGCTCCAGAAGGAGACGAAGACCTAGAAGATCGTATGGTAGACTTAGAAAAAGAATTAGACGACTTACGTCAACAGTTCAATGATGAAATGGGCGGCGGCGACGACAAAGGTGACGATGAAGACGCTGGCGACATGGGAGACATGGATGCTGATGACGAAGACGATGCTGAAGAAGAAAGCATCGACCTTGGCGTAGAAGAAGCAAATGACGAAGAAGTAGACGAAGCATCAAAAGATGAAGAAGTTGCTGAAAAGTCAGATGCAGAGCAAATGCGTGAGTATGTTGAAAAAGTAGCAGGCGGTGGATTAGATGCACAAAAAATTGGCGGCGACAATGGCGCTAATGCAAAAAGTCCAGTAGCAAGTGCTAACGACATGGGTGGAGACGCTAGTAACTTAGTTGCTGGTGGCGAAGCAGACTCAAAAGGTACAGCAGGTGGCTTAGAAGGCAATTCTCCAAAAGAGGATAGCATGGGCAACATTAATGTACCAGGTGGTAAAGCCGCTAAAAGCATGAAAGCACAGCCAAAAGGCCACGGCGCTGAAAAGAAAAGTGCAGGCGAAACTGCTGACAATAAAAAATCTACTATTGGCAGTTAATTAGGAGTAGAAGGATATGAATCTACTAAGCGAGAATTTGACATTCGACCAGGCAAAAATGGTTGTTGAGTCAACTGAAAACTCAAATGGAGGCAAAGATCTTTTTCTAAAAGGAATTTGTATCCAAGGCGGAGTACGCAATGCAAATGAGCGTGTGTATCCTGTTAGTGAGATTGGAAGGGCTGTCAAAACTCTCAATGATCAAATTGAGACTGGTTACTCAGTTCTTGGTGAAGTTGATCATCCTGAAGGCCTAAACATTAACCTTGATCGTGTTTCACATATGATGACTAATATGTGGATGGAAGAAAACAACGGTTATGGCAAAATGAAAATTTTACCGACCCCGATGGGACAACTAGTTAAAACAATGCTTGAAAGCGGAGTTAAATTAGGTGTTTCATCGCGTGGTTCGGGTGAAGTTAACGAGTCCGGTGATGTATCGGGCTTCGAAATTATTACAGTGGACGTTGTTGCACAACCTAGTGCTCCAGGAGCGTACCCTACGCCGATATACGAACACTTAATGAATGCCCGCGGAGGGTACAAGGCTTACGAATTAGCACAGGCAACAAAACAAGACGATAAGGCACAAAAGTATCTTAAGGAATCGTTGATTAATATAATCAACAAACTCCAGTGAAACTAGGAGAAAAAGTATGATAGATGCACTGAAAACACTCTTTGAAAACGATGTAGTTACAGAAGAAGTCAGAGCACAAATTGAAGAGGCTTGGGAAAGCAAGATTCGCGAAAACAAACAGGCGGTAACGGCTGAGTTACGTGAAGAATTTGCTCAGAAATACGAGCATGACAAGCAAACAATGGTTGAAGCCATTGATAAAATGCTAGATGACCGTCTTTCAAGCGAAATTGCTGAGTTTGCAGAAGATCGCAAACAACTAGCAGAAGCCAAAGCAAAGTATGCTGTTAAGTTAAAGGAAAACTCCGACTTAATGAAAGCATTTGTTATGGAACAGTTAGGAAAAGAAGTCACTGAATTACACGAAGACCAAAAGAAAATGGCAATTAACTTTGCTAAAATGGAGGAATTCGTTGTAGAGGCTCTATCTAAGGAAATTGCAGAGTTCCACGAGGATAAAAAAGACCTAGCCGAAACAAAAGTACGTTTAGTACGTGAGGCTAAGAAACACTTCAATAAAGTGAAGACTCAGTTTATTGAAAAGAGTGCAAAATTAGTATCTGAAACAGTAAGTAAACACTTGAATAAAGAGATTACTGCACTGAAAGAGGATATTAACGTTGCAAGAGAAAACGACTTCGGTCGTAAATTATTCGAATCTTTTGCAAGTGAGTATGCAAATAGTTACTTGAACGAAAAGAGCGAAACTTCCAAACTTCTTAAAATTGTTAATTTGAAAGATAAGCAAGTAGAAGAAGCAAAAGCAGAAGCGGCTAAGGCACTTCAAGAAGCAGAAGCGAAAGCAACTGAAATCAAGAAGATTAACGAAGCGGCAGAACGCAACAAAGTAATTAACGGTTTGATTGAGCCATTGAGCAAAGATCAACGTGAAATTATGACAGACTTACTGGAATCTGTTCAAACGCCAGGTTTAAACAAAGCGTTTAACAAGTACCTACCAGCAGTTATTGATGGTAACGCTCCAGCAAAGAAGAAGGCAACACTAGTAGAGGCAAAAGAAGTAACAGGCAATAGAGAAACTAACGTTAGTAGTAAAGCAGACGAGAATGTTGTTGACATTAGACGTCTTGCTGGATTAAATTGATAGGAGATAATTATGTCAGAACTACTCGAAAGTCGCTGGCAGGAGACTAAAACTGCGTTGCTAGAAGGCCTTAACGGTAATAAAAAATCCGTTATGGGAGCAACTCTAGAAAATACTAGAAAGTATTTGGCAGAGACAGCAACAGCAGGCACAACTTCAGCCGGTAATGTCGCAACTCTTAACAGAGTCATTTTACCAGTTATCAGACGTGTAATGCCAACAGTTATCGCAAACGAACTTGTTGGTGTTCAGCCTATGACTGGACCAGTGGGTCAAATCCACACACTAAGAGTCCGTTATTCGGACACTTTTAATGCTGGTGCATCAGGTGCAACAGCAGGTGAAGAAGCACTTTCACCATTTAAAATTGCTGAAAGTTATTCAGGTGCAACTAGTGGTAAAGCAGATGCTACAGCCGCTAAAGAAGGTGTACCAGGTAACAAACTAAGCATCCAGATCTTAAAACAAACAGTTGAAGCGAAAACTCGTAAGTTGAGTGCTCGTTGGACGTTTGAAGCGGCTCAGGACGCTCAGTCACAGCATGGTATTGATGTTGAAGCAGAAATTATGGCGGCTTTAGCCCAAGAAATTACTGCTGAAATTGATCAAGAAGTTCTTGCTTCATTAAGAACACTTAGTGGTACAGCCGTTGAAACATACGACCAAGCCGCAGTAAGTGGTACAGCAACTTTTGTTGGTGATGAGCATGCCGCATTGGCAGTTCAAATCAACAGAGCGGCTAACTTAATCGCACAGCGTACAAGACGTGGTGCTGGTAACTACGCAGTGGTAAGTCCATTTGCGTTAACAGTACTTCAGTCAGCAACAACTTCAGCGTTCGCAAGAACAACTGAAGGTTCGTTCGAAGCACCAACAAATACTAAATTTGTAGGTACATTGAACAACGCTATGAAAGTATATGTTGATACATATGCAGGCGACGGTACAGCAGTATTAGTAGGTTACAAAGGTTCATCTGAATCAGATGCACCAGCGTTCTACTGTCCATACATTCCATTAATGAGTAGTGGTGTTGTAATGGATCCTGCTACATTTGAACCAGTAGTAAGTTTCATGACTAGATATGGATATGTCGAGTTATCAAACACTGCAAGTTCACTTGGTAACGCAGGTGACTACCTAGCAAATGTTGCGATTACAAACGGTAACGTATCATTTAGTTAATAGGTATTTTACAAAATTGTAGAAATAGGCCCTTCGGGGCCTATTTTTTTGACTAAATATTACTACAATCGTTCATCCTAACGGACGGAAGTAGCAAAAGCGAAGGAACGCACTTAACTGTAAAAAGGAGAGTGTTATGAACTACAAAGACTTCGAAATCGCTCGCAAAAAAGAACGTACAAAACGATCTCATAAAGCAATAATCCAAAAATTGATCAAAGAACGTCAATCTAGACCTAGATGCGAGAAGAATATTCTAAGCGATGACCCAAGATTACAAAAAATTTAATATTTTGGTAAAAAAGTGGTTGACTTTATATATTAATATGCTATATTAGTATTAAGCATTAGGAGAGTAATTAACTCTTAATTATAGTGCAAGGAAGAGGCCTTTACCAGAAGGGTCGAACTTGACTGTCCAGGGGTGGTACCCAGGGTTTGTAGTAGAAATACGCAGGCTCACATCGCACTCACTAGCGGGGATAGGTTGTACGTATTAGAATGGTATTCCGGTACGTGCTTGTAGGTGTAACCAAGTCCTACCTATTTTGCTTATTTTTGAAAAGGCTCTTCGGAGTCTTTTCTCTTGACAAATCTCTCTTTTTATTATAAAATACATTATGCGAAAATTAATATTGTTAGTCACGGTTCTTGCCGTGTTTTTTTGTGGCCGAAGTTTGGCCGAACCTTTAGAAATCACAATAACAATTCCAAGAACAGCAAGTGATTTAGCAACTACAACATATACATATGATGTTATAGGTGTTGATACTCCTGTTGAAACAACTAATGGAGTTAATATTGTACAAAATGGACCTCCAGGACAATCTAGTAGTTTGTTTATAAGAGGAACTGAAAGTGATCATAGTTTGATTACACTTAATGGGATACCGATTAAGGATCATAGTACACCTAGTGGAGCAGATGATTTTAGTCAGCACAACTTAATAGGAATAGACTATTTGACCATTATAAAGGGTCCTATGAGCAACACACACGGGCCTAATGCGGCAGGTGGTGTTATTGATATGCATACAGATACATACGGTCAAAGTTATATTGATTTGAGTATAGGTTCTAATAATCTTGTAAGCAAAGAAATAAGTGTAGTTGATAATGATAAAACAGATAGACATAATTTTAAAATTACAGCAAATCAAACTTCTACAGACGGTGTGAGTGTATATGCTGAAGGAGAAGAAAAAGATCCACATGAAGCAAATACATTTAACATATCATATGATTATATAGGAAACAAATATATTCTAAAATTAAATAAAATTAAAGACACAAATGAAATGAATCTTGATAGCGGATCTGCTGATGTGTTAAACTACACAGGAGATTGGGAATGGAATAATAATCAAATTGATTTCCAAATGAAAAACACAAGAGTTGTTTTGAATAATAGCAAACACGATAGGTCTTATACTAAGAATGGTGTTGTTGATACATATAATAGTGAAAGCAATACATATCTTACACAACATACTTTTAATAAAGATACATATGATTATTCTGTAGGTTGGGAATATAATGAAGCAAGTGCAGATTTTTCAACAAATATAAACAGTTATCAAAGTAGTGTAAATGAAAATAGATACACAACTGGATTGTTTTTTGAAATTGATAAAGAATATTTTATGGGCACTATTTTAAGTTTCAGTAGTAGATTTGATAGTATAAGCGACTTTGACAATCAAATAAGTTCTAGGATAGGAATATCACATGATGGGTATCGAGCAAGTTATTCACAAGGCTATAGACTGCCAACATTGTATGAAATGTATGGTATTGATAGTTATGGATATCAAGGCAATGCAAACTTAAATGCAGAAGACATAGATTCATATGAAGTAGGATACAAAATAGGTAATTTTGATACTGCACTATTTTATATAGAAGAATCAAATGCAATAACATATTCTAATTCAACTTATGTTAATGTTGCAGAAGGTGGCGAAAGTAAAGGTGCAGAAGTAAGTTATAGCAAATCTATTTTAGGTTATGATCTTGCATCTAATATTACATACACTGAAGCAAAACTTAACAATGGAAATGAAAAATTGCGTAGACCAACTTGGGTAAATAATTCTAGTATATCAAAAAATATTAATGATTTGAATTACAAAGTTTCAATGAACTATTACGGTGATCATAAGGACATTGACAGTTCAACATTTCAAACAATTGATAAAGATAGTATTACTACGTTTGATTTAGAACTAAATCAAATAATGGAAAACAAAATGTTTTATTTAGGATTGTATAATATTACAGATGAAAAATATGAACAACCAGATGGTTATAACCAATTGGGAATTAATTTCCAAGCAGGTATTAGAATTACAATGTAATGAATAATTTATATTGGTTTTTAGGTTTTATATTAGTATTAGCATTAAGTAGAATTATACCACATCCACCAAACTTCACTCCAATAATTGCTGTTGCAGTTTTTGCACCAAGGATAATACATCATATTCCAACAGTAATTTGTGCAACTTTACTTGCGATGTTTATAGCAGACATATATTGGGGAATGCACAGTTATATGATATGGACGTATGGCAGTATTGCTTTGTGTACGCTATTAGCAACAAAAGTACGATTAATAACTATGTCTGTTGTAGGTCCTGTATTGTTTTTTATTGTAACTAATTTTGCAGTATGGACAAGTGGATATTATGGATTTACACTATCAGGTTTAATAACATGTTATATAGCGGCTATACCGTTCTTTTACATGACTCTACTAAGCACATTAATATATGTTTCTTCCTTCTACATTATAGAAAAAATGGTGATTTCACAGGTCAAACATCGTACTTAATTAAGTTTGATAAATACTTGTGTCGATAATCGTGCCGTGCAAACGGACTTATGCAGAATTGACCCACTGCGTATTACTTAGAACGTAACAAGGAGAAACAAATGGGAAGACCATTAAATAAACGAAATTTTACAACAGCGGCGGCAGGTGCTACTGCAAGTAAAAACGAAATCAAAGTTTCATTCCACAACGGTTCAGCCGTTAAAGAAGGAACAATAATCAAGCAAAAAGGTTCAAAAAGATTTGTTGTTGCTGAAACAGGTGCAGACGATACAGAATACACTTGTGTACTAAAGACTGGTGTTTTACCGGCGGCTTTAAGTGCTGGCGAAATGTCAATTATGGTAGAAGGTAACGATTCAGAAACATACACAGTTTCAAAAATTACAGGACGTAAAGTTACTGTTGTTGCACCAAGTGCGACAGGATCTAATGCATTAGATGGAAAATCATTAGCATATCAAATGGGCTCAGCGGCTTCAGCAGGCGTTGTGCGTATGGAAGAAGCGGGTGACGATGACGTTGCTAACTCTGATGATGATGATTTCACAGATGACGCATAAGGACTAACATGGGTAGACCAGTCAATAAAAAGAACTTTGGAGCAACAGGCGTTGATGCGGCACCTACAATTCCAATTCGTTTTCATGATGGAACGAGTTTGATTGAAGGTAAAATTGTAAGTCAACGTGGTAATGCAAAATTCCTTTGTTCAAATGATGCTGGAAATATTACTAGAATTTGTCGCTTGGTGAATAAAATTTCACCGAGCGCCGAGTTCGAAGCATCACTTATTGGCATAGCCCCTGGAAGTAGTCCAAGAATAATTAGCAAGGTACATAATAGAACAGCAGTTGATTTCGATGGAAATCGTTATACATGGGAATGTCAAGATGATTCAACAGAGTCGTTGATGATATTGACGGCAATATAGGTGAAGTGAATGAGTGCAAGTGTAGTAAATATACCAAATGATAATTACATAATAAAAGTCCAACCTGGCGGAACAATCACTCTCGATACAGGACCTGTGCAAGGTGATGTTATTTTTACAGGTAACATTACAGTTGGCGGACAACAAACAATAGTCAATTCAACAAACCTTGATGTACAAGATAATATTATAACTGTTAACTTTGGTGAAACTGGATCTGGTGTTACTTTAGGTACAGCAGGATTAAGAGTTGACAGAGGACAAGCATCAGACGGTGCTTTACTTTTTGACGAAAATTTTACATGGACAGATCCTGTTACTGACACTTCAGTAAGCGGAGGATGGGTTTTTAAAAATATTGCAAATACTTTATTAGGAATTAAGACAGTCAGTATAGGCACTGATGGTGGCGATTTATATTTAATCAACAGCGGTACTGGTGTTATAAGTGTTACAGGTACTAACAACTATGAAGGAAATGTAACAGATGATGATCACATACCTAATAAAAAATATGTTGACGATGAAATTGTAACTGCTCTAACTAGTACATTCCAAAGAAGAATTGAAGAAGGTAGTACAACAAAATCATTTGTTGAAGTTAGAGATCAAGAAGTATCAGGTTTACAAAGTGTAATTAATTTTGAACTTGATAGTGTTAATGTTGGAAAGGTATTCAAAGATAGATTAGAAATACAAGATCTTAGAATAACAGACAACATGATTGAAACAACAGTTTCAGATGCAGACTTAGTATTATCTGCACCAGGAACAGGCGGTGTCAAAATTAGAGATAATATGACACTAACATCAACTCCTGCGATTGATGATGCATTGACAGATCCAGCAGGTCCAGCAGATGGATTGAAACTTTATGTAAAAAATCCAGAAACAGGTGGTACAGGTTTGTTTTTCAAACATGCCAATACTACTGTTGGAGAAATAATAAGTAGAAAGAATGCTCTTTTATTGAGCATGTTATTTTAAAGAGGAAAAGATATGGCCATAGAATCCACAGCAATAGCAAGTACAGATACAGACTTACTAGTTGTCCCTGGCGGCAAATCCTATGCTGTTTTGACAATTATGGTTTGTAACATTGATACACCAAATCCAGTTCACCAAGAACATGGATTAACAAATTTTGATTTACACTTTGTAAAGAGCGGAGCGGCAAAGAGTAATACAAACAAAGTAATTAATAATTTACAATTACCTGCGGGAGAAACATTTACTTTTGATAGTGAAAAGATTGTTTTAGAAGCAGGCGACAAGATTGTTGCATTAGGTGAATCACCTACAAATTTAGTTGCAACAGTCAGTTTCTTGGAAGTGTAATATGAGATTAATAAAAGCACAAAGTACTAATTTAAGAAATATTAAAGGTACAGGCATAAAATATGATATAAACAGCATAGGAAGAATCGGCGGCGAAAAAGCAATGGTTGTTCCTATAGGTAGCACGTCTGAAAGACCTGTATTTGCAGAAGTAGGTCAGATTAGATATAATACAGATGCAGATGCTTTTGAAATGTACTCAGCAGGAAATTGGGGAGAAATACGTAAAAAAGAACCAACAGAAATTGTACAACAAAATTTAGGAAACGGTGACGCAAATGAAACAATATTTGGTCCATTAGTTAACGGAGATACAAATTTTCCAGCACCTAGTGCGGCACGCAATATTTTAGTATTTGTTGAAAACGTTTTCCAAATAGCAACTACAAACTATACATTAGTACAGAATCCTGCAGGTAAAGCACCAGGTTTCTATATTTCATTTAGTTCTGCTCCTGATGTAGGTAAGCCGGTGACGGTATTACATAATTTTGATAAATAATATTGACTAGGAGACTATAGAATGGCATCGTTAAAATCATTACTAGGAAGTAGAAACTTTACACAGACTGAAATTAACCTTGAAAAAGGTAGAATTTATGCATACACAAACGGTACTATGTACTCCAAAATGTGTAACGGCTTTTGTTTTAGAGCCCCAGGAAATGGTACAGCAACAATTGATTCATGGGGTGCTGGTGGTTCTGGTGCTAGAATGTGTTGTTGCGGTGGCGGATTGCCAGGAAACGCGGCGGCATACACAAGAAAAGTTATTAGCATGTCCGATGGACAAAGAGTTTGTGGATGTATAGGTAAATCCTGTGGTAACGCAAGTTCATTATGTTTTAGAGGTTGTGGAGAACCTACAATGTATTGTTGGTTCAGTACTTCTTCAAACAGTTGTGTATGTACACAAGGTGGTAGAGGCGGAATAAGTTTTTGTTCAACTTCTCCAAGTTTATATTGTTGTTATCGTGCTAATGGTTTTTGTACAACAAACAGAGGTCCAAACTGTGGACTAGTATGTAATCAATGTTCAGGTGCATGGATTGCAAATAGTTATGGTGGAGATTATAACTGTTGCGGAATGAAATCATGTTCAAGTTTCTTAGGATGCTATCCAGCATGTACATGTATGAAATATTACCATGTTGCTGTTCCGGCAGGAGTCTTTGCAAAAGACGGTGTAATGGTAACTTACACAACTGAATCAGACAATCCATACTCACGTTGGTCAGGAATGGGAATTCACCAGTTTAGTAATGCATTGAATGCGGCAAGTAGAAATCCATCAAGAGGTGTTTATCACGGTAGTTGTTGGATGGGTAACAGAGCATGTCAGTGTTACGAACACATTGGTTGCGGACACTTCTTACCATTCGGCGTAGGCGGTCCTGCGGCTAACCCATGTCCAGGTGTTAGAGACCATGGATGGCGTGGCGGCGACGGCGCTGTGCGTATTAAATTCGTCGAAGGATAATCCAAAACACTTCCGATAAATACTGTGTCAGGAGATTATAAGTGGCACAAGTAGGTAGAATATCTGGTCCGTTACTAACGGCTAACCTTGAACGACAAGGTAAAGATCTAGATTTTAGAAATCAACAAGCAAGTACACCTTTATTAAAACTTAAGGT